TCAGCGAATGAGGTTGCATCGGCTTGCATGGTTCGTGGTTCAGGGTCGGCTGCCTGATGGCGAAATCGACCACATTGACCAAAACAAACTTAACAACAGCATAGCCAACCTGCGGGACGTCCCAAAGGAATTAAACCAGAGAAATGGGACACGCAAGAGAAACAACACATCAGGCGTTCCTGGTGTTACTTGGCACAAGCAGCGGGGAAAGTGGTGCGCGCAGGCGTGCGTCAGTGGCAAACACTATCACATCGGATTATTCGATGACATAAATGAAGCGAGTCTTGCGACTAGGGCTTTTCGCGCTATGCACGGTTTTACAGAAACTCATGGAGCGCTCGCATGACCAATGAGACTCAATCTCACATTCCCATCGATGCAGAGCTAGTGGAAATCCTCGGGCAAGCTCTGATGGATCTAGCCCGAGAGAACCCCGGCAATTGCACGCCAAGGGTCACGCAGGCCCTGGCGATGTTTCATGTGTGGGAGGCATCACGGCGATGAATAATGATCTCATCGGTGAGATTGCCGGACAAGTAGGCCTTGGAGGCTGGTGCGGCGTACTTATGAACGAGTCTGGTGTAAGGCGATTTGCTGCCTTGGTTGCCGAGGAATGCGCCAAGATCTGTGATGTTTACGCTGCTGAAGCTCAAGGTTTCACAGAGGAAGAGTTTGCAGCAAAGGAGATGGCATCAAAGATCCGCAGCAAATTCATTGGAGGCGAGTAGGCGATGAGAAATATGTGGAACTGGAAGAGACTGCTTGAGAGTGCTATGGAAGATCGCGGCGAAACGCTGGCGGACCTGATCTCATGCACGCTGACGGAAGAGCAACTTTTGGTCGAATTTGATGCTGGATACGGAGGTTCAGAGGGGAAGCCATTCACGGCGTGGACTGAGAATTCAGTTTACTTCCCTGCTGTCTATGATGGCGCTGAGTGGGTTGAGGGTGTTTCAAGGAACCCTGATGGAGAGCCAACACGTCACATTGGCGGGCAATGATGTAATCCGCTATACTCTCACCTCATGACCAAAGAAGAAGCAATCGAAGAAGTCAAGAGACTGATCAAAGAGCATGAGCTGACGTTCAAGGACTACTCGCCAAGCCCACTCAAGGGCAAGAAGCTCCCGCCGAAGCATTTCGGACCAAACGGAGAGACTTGGACTGGTCGGGGAATGAAACCTAAGTGGATGCGGGGTGAGAATGAAATTCGATGAGTACAAGCTGCTTCCTGAGTACAGATTGGAAATTCTGAGCACATGCGACGAAGAGAATTTGCCAATGGGCGACGAGCGCACTGACGGGACAATTCCGCATTTGCGCCACTGTTATGCCTTGATCGCCCAGCTGCGTGACCGCATCGAAGCGCTTGAGCAGAAGGCAAAGCCAATCGGGATTGCTGAATTCACCCGAGCATTGACAGAACGAGATCCGAAGTGATGGAGCAGGCATGAACATCATCGGGAAGTGGATCAACGCATTCGGTGAGCACGACATCCCTCAAGCAGTCTTGCAGCGAGCAGAAGAGCTGACGCCGGGCTGTACGTCCAGAGAGCCAACGCTAGAGAGCTACAACCGATACCAAGAGAGCGAAGGTATCAAGCATATCCATCAATGGGGCGCGCAGAAGGACTTGACGGACGAAATGCTGTATCGCAGCAAGACGGAGAAGCAGGCATGAAAGAGCCCGGCTTCTTCAAGATCCTGTGGGAGGTAATCTCGACTAGCCCATGGGAGAGGCACAAGAGACTTCAAGAGCGTGACTGGGAGGAACTCAGGAAGTCGCTGTTGAGGTCGCATCCTGGCAAGATCATGAGAGTGTCTGCGACATCGCTTGCGACACATTCGTCAGCGCCATCTACGGAAGATGACTTCCGCAAGATGCGCCAAGAACTCGCACAGGCAGAGCAAAGCAGGCTTATGGAGGCTTTCGCGGAGGCTTACAGCAGGAGCATCTCATGAGCCGGAGTCTGATTGTCTGCAGTTCAAAGCGTCAGGCATCAATCCTTTCTCTGTGGGCTCAACAGAAGCACGGAAGGAGCGATTCTGTTCACTACGCTGCCTTCAAAAAGCCAGAGGATGCGCAAATGCTGAGCGATGAGGAGTGGAGGAGCATTGATTTAAGCAGAGTTCAAGACGTGGGCATCAAGATGGCTGTTGTGTCATACGCAAAGCTGCTTCCGCCAAGTGATGAGATCACGGACAATGTTGTTGCTGAAATGGATCGAGCGCTTTCAGCGTAAAGCAAGGTAAACTGTATACTTTGTATACACAAGAGAGAAAAATGGCTGGAGGTCGTCCTACAAAGTACAAAGAGGAATACGCAGAGCAGGCAAAGAAGCTCTGCGCTCTTGGTGCGACTGATCCGCAATTGGCTGACTTCTTCGAGGTGGCTGTATCGACAGTCTCGCTTTGGAAGGTTCAGTACCCCGAGTTTTCAGAAGCCCTAAAGATTGCCAAGGAAGAGGCAGACAAGCGGGTTGTTCATTCCCTGTACCAGCGGGCCATGGGGTACGAGCACGACGAGGTAGACATCAGGGTGATCGACAAGCAGGTCGTGCAGACGCCGATCCGCAAGTACTACCCTCCTGACACGACGGCAGCTATCTTCTGGCTCAAGAACCGAAACCCTGCGGAATGGCGTGACAAGCAAGAGGTCGAGCACTCGGGAGAGTTGAAGGTCTCAAGGATCACGCGGACCATCGTAGACCCCGCATCGAAGCAATGAGAGAGCTGGACATCCAGACGGCTCGCGTCTTCGTCCCTGCACTGAGTGCCATCCGAGACACTGCTATCCATGGTGGTCGGGGGTCTGGCAAATCACACTTCGTAGCCGAGAAGCTTGTAGACGATGCCTTGTCAGAGCCTGGGAACTCTGGCGGGGAAGGATTGCGGACTGTCTGCATCCGTGAGGTGCAAAAGGATCTGGCTCAATCCTCGAAGGCCCTGATTGAGGCGAAGCTGCGGAAATTCAAGCTCGGCGAGGCGGATGGATTCAAGGTCTTCAAGGACGTGATTGAGTGCCCTGGTGATGGGCTGTTCATCTTCAAGGGGATGAACGACTACACGGCTGACAGCATCAAGTCGCTTGAGAACTTCAAGCGTGGCTGGTGGGAAGAGGCGCACAACGCATCCAAGACCTCGATTGGGTTGTACCGCCCGACCATGCGGGCTGCTGGGTCACAGATGCTTTGGACCTGGAATCCCAGGCGCCGTGGTGATGCGGTGGACATCCTGTTTCGAGGCCCTGAGATTCCGACCAATGCTGTAGTCATCAAGGCCAACTGGAAGGACAACCCTTGGTTCACGGCCGAGCTTGAGCAGGAGAGGCAAGACTGCCTGCGCATCAGTCCAGACCAATATGACCACATATGGGACGGCGGGTACGTGAGCCTGATCGATGGGGCTTACTTCGCCAAGCATCTGGCCAAGTGCCGTGCTGAGGGTCGAATCGGGTTCTTCCCGGCTGACCCGTTGATGACGATCCGCCTGTTCGTTGACATCGGCGGAACTGGAGCAAGGGCGGACGCATTTAGCATTTGGGCTGTGCAGTTCATTGGGCGAGAGATCCGGATCGTTGACTACTATGAGGCTGTGGGCCAGCCCATCGACGCCCACCTAGCATGGTGCCGGGTTCGTGGATACACGCCGGATAGGGCGCAGATCTGGTTGCCTCATGACGGTGCGACTCAAGACAAAGTGCACGATGTCTCGTATGAATCGGAGCTGAAGCGAGCCGGCTATACGGTTACCGTGGTGCCGAATCAGGGAAAGGGCGCTGCAATGGCTCGGGTTGAACGGACTCGCAGCCTGTTCGGCCAAATCAGATTCAACGAGCAAACCACCCAGGCTGGTATTGACGCACTGGGCTGGTATCACGAGAAGAAGGATGAGAACAGAAACATCGGACTTGGGCCTGAGCACGATTGGTCAAGCCACGCGGCAGATTCATTTGGTATGATGTGCGTGGTTTGGGAAGAGCCACAAGAATATAAGCCTCTGAACTACCCGAAGCTCAACAACGCATAAAGGCATCGCTGAGAAGCGACCCTCACACATGGCACAAATGCAACAAGATCAGCTTAGGGCCATCACTGACTCAGAGATGAGGTCCGCCGTTGGGTTCTGGAGCGGGAAGCTCGCAAACCAACGACAGAAAGCGCTGATCTATTACCTTGGCCTTCCCAAACACGACCTGACCCCTCCCGAGATTGAGGGGCGCTCGCAGGTCGTCTCCCCTGACGTTCGCAACACGATTGAATCGATGTTGCCGCAGCTCATGGTGAAGTTTGCCGGCACTGATACTCCTGTTCAGTTCGAGCCAACGAAGCCGAACGAAGAAGAAATGGCCCAACAGGCCACGGACTACATCTCGCACCTTTACCACGTCAAGAACAAGGGCGAGCTGGTCACATACAACTGGATGAAGGATGCACTCCTCTCCAAGAACGGTTTCATCAAGGTCTGGTGGGACACGCGCTCTG